TAGACCTGTTTTATTTTGCTCATAATAAGCTTCTTTCAAACACTTAATAGTATAGTCGTTAATTAAGTATGTAGGTTTTTGATAGTAGTTTTTTAGTATAAAATTAGCTAAATACACTAATCTTTTATCGTAGTCATGTATAAGTATACGCTCTGTTCGCTCGTAATAGTTATGATATTCATTTACTTCTACCTTTTTAGTTTTGTTAATTTGATAAGCGCTTGAGTTATAATCACTTACGTTACGTATATAACCTGATCTATAACAAGCAAAACGCAGAGGTTTTGGTATACACGTCTGCCACATTTGCTGTATAGGTAGTTCATATACTTGTGTACCATTTTTCTTTTGTCGTCTTGTTGAGACGTTTTTAATGCCGAGCATATCAAATACTTGTAATGCTTCGGTTGCTGTTGTTACTTTATACTTCATATTATTTGTCTAATTCTTTTAATGTTTCTAATACTATTTGCACTGCTTTGTTTTCACCTTGTTTCTTTAACTTAGTAATAAGCATTATAGCAAATATTCTTGCTCCGTCTTTTAATTTCATAGTAGCTAGTGAGGAATCGAACCTCATACTCGTCAGTAGTTAACCTTTGCTTACGCCGAGGTACCATACCTAGCTCTGAACCGATTAAATCCGCTGGTTCTACACGTATATAAAACGAGGTGGCCAAGTGAGTACACACAGCATCGGCCTAATCCTAGACATGCCAATTCACCGTGTAAGATCGGTGTTTACGTCTGAGAATGGAGGGCTAAGAACCTCATACATTCTGTTCAGTGTTGTCACCGTACACTTCTCACGCGCCACACTCGTATATTATAAAGAGAGCACTTTAGTCTTTTACATAGGTCTTAGTAACATGCCTACAACTTTGGCTTTTCCTCTCTTTATTTACCGGCGTCAGGTAAGCAGGGTTTGTTAGGGCACTCGCGACTCGTAAGTCCAATGCCACTACTACTTCGTCTCCCACAGTACTTCTACTGCTTCGCTTATTGTTAAACCTGACTAGTTTCTTTATCTAAGACACGTGCCGTAACCTTTACGTCTACCTGCCTTGTGTATAGCTGCAGATAATTCCTGCGATACTATTTGTATTGTATTGCCAGTTTTATGATTAGTAATAGGTGCCGACGCTACGCGCTGTACACTACTACAACTGACACATGTTTTGTACCCGTACTTTTGTCTAACTGGGTGTACGGGCTCACCACATTTACAGTAATTCATATTATTTAATTTTATTTAATAAGCTTTTGTCATATATATTATCTGACAAGTTTCGTATTTATTTTGTTAATAACTCATACCTTGTGTAGTTATCATAAATACTATTGATCCTAAAAGTGCCGCTGCACCTGCTATCATAGCTAAATCGGTGTGATCAAATTTTCTCATAATTATTATTTTACGTTTGGTTTTGAAATCCATATTTGAAAATCTTTTGTTGTTACATTTATTTTGTATTGCTGTGCAAAAGAATCATATACTTGGCAGTGAACTTTAAAAGTATCTTGCTGAGTACATATTTCTCTTGTGTCACCTTTATTATCATTTAGTGACAAAACAATATTTTTAGCATTAGTATATTTCACCCAATGGTAGTTTTTATTAAACCTACCTATGTAAAAATATTCTAAATCGTTATAGTTTTTATCGTTATTGTATAAAACCATTTCGCTTCTACCAAATATACTTTTAGTAGTAACGTCAATATACTCTGTCTGCGCTTTAGCTGATATACTACCTAGTAGTACAGCAACTGATAATGTTATCTTCTTCATATTAGTACACTTCTGTTAGTTTAACTTCTCTTTTGTTATTAGCGGTTTCAACGTAGAATTTAGCATCATACATGTTTTCGTGCAACAAGTATACTGCAAGTTCGTCGTGACCGCTTAGTTGAGCGTGTATATTACCTTGAATTAAAGTGCCTGCTATAACACTAATTTGGTTTTTAAGACTGCTAAAACCTAAGATTTTTTCACCGTTTAGCTCTGCATAAAACTCAAAACTGTCGTAGCGAACGTCGTCTATTTCAGGTAAGTTAGCGATATTTACTACGTAGGCAACGCCAAAGTTAACAGTCCAACTAGTGTCGAGACCAGTACAACTTGATGTTGCGCGAGTAGTTACGCTGTTATCGCTCATAATTTTTACGCTACAAGAGTTAATTAAGTCTTGTTCGTATTGCTCTTCTCGCTTATCGCAAGAAGTTAGCGCGAGAGTAGCTGCTACTGCCGCTGCTATAAATTTGCTATTCTTCATAAATGTGTCGTTTTAGTGCTACTAAATAATAGTAGATTAGTAAATATACTGCTAAATCTATAGGTGTCATTAGTCTATTTCATCACAGTTTTCGCAATCAACCTCGTTGTAAATACTAGCTAATTTATTTCTCATTAAAGTTAACCAGTAGTTGCTGCCCCACTCTTCTTCATAAGAACCCATGTAAGTAAGACCTTGATGCATATCTTCGTATTGCCAAGACAGTATATCGTCTAAGTCTATTATTATCATTTCTAAGTCTGCTTTACTTATTTTAACTGAGTCTTTTGGTGATTGACTGTAACTCGATCCTGCAATTAACAATGCTGCTACAGTTATTTTTATTTTCTTCATATTAGTAGTATTTATTTTCTTGCTCTTCGTTGTACTTTTCTTCTAGTTTAGCAAACCACTTGTCAAATTCTATTTTGTTGTGGTCAAACTTTACCTTTTCTGTCACTTTATTATCTTTGTCGACAGTATATTCTCTTGTTTCTGTACCTTGAGCGGTAGTCATTTTATATGTAAACTTCATATCTATATTATCTATTAGTATTCGTATTTAATTTGTTAGTTACCTTCTGACTTCAACTCATCAATGTAACTTTGAGTATAACCTACATCTTTAGGTGTATTTTCATTGTAAAACTCGAGAGCTTCAGACTTTTTGTCAAACAGTTTATCTAGTTGTTCAAGTACAAAATCTCTTTGTTTTCTACCTTGTTCAAATACTCTGAAGTCACAAGACATCATAGTATAGTGGTCCATACTTTGTAATAATTTTTGTAATTCTAGTTTAGTCATAATTGTAATTTTTAGTAGTGTGGAGTGGAATCGAACCACTATAAACCTTTCACACTGATACTTGTTCGCATTTTTTAGAACACCCTAAACAAGTGGAACTAGGTGTTGAATCACTCTGTACTAATCAGTACTTCATACAGAGTTTTTTTGGATTCTATTGTATAATACTTCTATTACTTTAACAAACATCTCTTCTTTATCATTAAAGAACTCATCATTTGTTTCTTCATAGTTACCATACTCAAACATGTAATCTCCTAATGTTTCGTCTATATTATCTATTATAGTGTCTACTGTTTCATCTACCACCTTATTTATTATTTTTTTTGACATAATCTTTATTTTATTATATTATCTGTTAGTAATCGTATTTGTTTTGTTAACGTCTTAACTTATAGTTTAAATCTTTATTTAGAGTATGAGTATCTATGTTATGAGATTTTAAAGAAGTTAAGTTTATATAACAGTAACCTTTTAAGTTAAATTGTTCTGATAAAGGTATTTCATTATAATAATCAGGTAATTGATGTAGTTGAAAAGGTATGTAAGTATTATTATTTAATTTAATAATATTAGTTGAAGAGTTTGATTTTAATGTTTTCATAAGTTTTTATTATATTATCTAATACTTGTAGTATTTAGTTTGTTAATTTAGATTGACTTTGTGGAATTAAACACAGTAATTCAAATTCATCTTGAGTAATATAACCTTCTAGTAAACCAATTACGTAAGTAGTTACATTGATATTATATTTAGTATTTTTTACAAACATAAAAGTAGGTATTTTATTTAGTTAATAAATTTAGTTACGAGTTGTTGTCCTCACTCTGTTTCTCGACGATTACACTTTCAATATATTGTAATGTAATTCCAAGAATTATAAGTATTATTAAATCATGTATCATAATAATGTGACATTAGGTTGTTAAGTAAAGTATAGTAGGTGGCAAGTGTCACAGTTTTTACACTGTGTACTCGCGACCGAAAGTTGGAACATTGTTACTATTTGTGTAGTTACCATATTTTTGGAAACACTCCATACTTTCAAACTTTTCTTGATTTGCACTATACACTGCATCGTGATCGTAAGTGTAAGTTTCATTTTTCTTGTTAGTAAATGTAATTAGTACATTTTTTCCGATTAAAGATTTTGCGATAACAAATCTTTTTTTAGTCAAAGTTTCTTGTGACATAGTTATTTAATTTAAGTTAATAATTTATTTACAGTTATATTATCTATTGATAGTAGTATTTATTTTGTATGCTAACACTATCGTCTCATTTCTTTTGCAAACGCAGTTCCAATAATTTGTACATTTAAAAATAGTTCGTTGAAAAAAGTCTTCATAAGTTTATAAAAATTAGTTATTAGTTACAAATATATTATCTGAAACGATTCGTAATTGTTTTGCATAAAAAACGTAAACGAAAAATAAAGGGCCGGGGGCGGCTAAACATATTGGCTTTTATATACAGAGGGGCCAAGGGGGGCTAGGGGGCAACACTTCACTTCTATATTTATAATAACTTTTTTATTATGTAACTATAGTATAGTAAAACAAGTAATATGGCTAGATTTAAAAACAAGAGTAGATCAATGTACAATGGCCCTTTGTCTAAGCTGATAAAGAACGCTGTTGCAACTCGCATGACAGCTCTTAGAGCTGAAGGTGATGCTCAACCTGTTTGGAGTGAATATGCTGAGGTAGCTAGAGAAAAGCTAGAAGACGGTAGAACTAAAATCACTGAAAGAAGAACAGGTGAAATAGCAGGTGGCGATGATTATGATGGATCAGGTGGTTACATGCCAGATGAAGAGTGGAAGCGATTTTTAGAAAGCCCACAAGGCAAAGAGTATTTAGAGCGTACATCTCCTAAGCAAGTAGAAGAAGAAAGAGTTAGGTTTTTAGAAGAAGTTAAAAAAGTAGATAAAAGAGAGGTTACAGAAGTTCCAAGAGTTAGTGGAAGTGAAATGAAACCAACTACAGCTGTAGAACCTGTGCGTGGAGAAAATAGTTTCGCATCTCAGTTAGGATTAGATTTAGATAAATACGCTAATCAAAGAGGTTCAGCTAACTTTGCTCAAAGACTAGCAGATGATGTAGACATGTCAAATCCTTTTACTCAATATCTTCAAGGCTACATAAGAGGTGGTGAGACATCAGGGCCTAGTGTTATAGGTGATAGATTTAATGAAAAAACAAATAAAAAGCTTAACAACGCTTATAAGAAATTTAAAGAAGGTAGAGGCCAAAGAGCTAGAAACATCGACTTTAATCAGTGGCTGCTTGAAGAAGATAGTGCTAGAGACATAATGATGAAAGACAAAGGGTTTAAACAATTAATAGATGAAAACCCTGATGTTAGAACTAACAATTTGTTTACTACAATGTTCTCTGATTCTTATAGTAAAGATAAATATGAAGAAGGATTTGATCCTAAAAGTAGAAATACTATAGAGCAAAGAGAGTTTGATAGAACTTTTACTGAAGATGTAAAAAGAACAGGTGGAGAAACAGCTGCACCTAAACTTAAGTTTGCTAATCCAAAGCATCCGCTTAATAAAAGAACAATGTCATTTAGAAGAAAGCGATGAGAACTAGAAGAATAATGCATGGCAAAAGAAGACGTAGATCTTCTCTTAAATTTTTAGGAGCTATAGGTGCTATAGTAAAAAGCATAAGAAAAAAAAGATCAGGTTCAGAAAAACAAATGGTACAGGGAGTTGATCCTAATTACGCGCCTACAGAAAATCAAAAATATAATCCAATGGAACAAGCTTCTAGTGGATTATCACAAAAAGATATGAATATAGAACGAGATAAACAATAAATTATGGGATTAAAAAATATTAAAAAAAGATTTAGCACGCTACCTGGCGTAGATCATGGTTCGGCTTTAAATAAAAACGAGCCAATTAAGCCAATGAAGCCAATAGAGCCAATGGAAATGCCAGTTATTCCGCCACGAGTTCCAAAAATGGGTGGTCAAAGAAGAGTTGATCCAAAAGTCAATAAGCCTAAAGATATAAAAATTCAACAGCCTAAGCCTTTACCATTTATGGGTGTTATAGGAAACATGCTAGGAAACAAGCTTACTCAAAAACTAGGTGTAGGACAAGGCGGATCTACCACAGGTGGTAAGATTTTAGACGCAGTTGGAGGCCCGTTAGTGGGTATAGGTAGAAAACTTTTTGGTAAAAAGTAATAAACATAGAGTAACTATACTACCGTAAACTAATTATTAACCAATATAAAACCAAAATGACGTATTTATATTACAAAACTAGTACGTGGACCGGTAATCCACAAATTAATGACAAAACCAAGGGCCAATGGGAACACCTTGCAGACAAAAAAAACTGGAGAATTACCCAATTACCCAACGGTTATTACCAAACAGAGGTAAATCACCCTGATAACGCGGAAAAATGGTCTGACGTTACACGTAGGGAAACTTTAGAAGGTGCAGAAAAAGCTATAGATGGCTCAATTGAGCACTTTACTAAAAAATTAGAGGCTACGAAAGGCCCTACAGTTGTAAAAACTTTCGACAAATAAGCAATAATTTAATTTAATTTACTATAATGGAATACAATCTCCCTAGCGAGATCGTCAAAGACCTTAATTTTGGCGATGATGCAAAAAAACGCGTCATATCTGGCGTAAACAAACTAGCAAAAGCAGTAAAATCTACACTCGGCGCGTCTGGTAAGTGCGTAATTTACGAAGATGCCCGAGGTAATCCAGTAATTACTAAAGATGGCGTTACAGTAGCGCAGTCTGTAGTGTTATTTGACCCTGTTGAAAACATCGGAGCTACACTTATTAAAGAAGCTGCAAGCAATACGGTGCGAGAAGCAGGTGATGGTACTACAACTGCGACTGTTTTAGCTGAAGCATTACTTACACATGTCTATAATTCTATAGATAAAGCAACTATTAGAGAATTAAAACAAGGTTTACAGTCTGGGTTAGATAAAGTTATAGATTATTTAGACTCTATTAAGATAGAAGTTGAAGATAACACATTATCAGACGTAGCTACCATAAGTTGTAACAATGACAAAGAGCTTGGTAGCATTATAGCTGAAGCTTATACAGCTGTAGGTAAAGACGGCGTAGTACTTATGGAACACTCTGAGACAGAAGAAACATATATAGAGACTGTAGACGGTGTTCAGTTCGACTGTGGACTAACTTCACCTCATTTTGTAACAAACACTGATAAACAAAAAGCAGAGCTAGATAATCCGCTAGTTTTAATATGTACATCTGAAATACCTAATATACGTAAGATACAAAACATACTTGAGTATGTTATAAAAAATAATAGATCATTATTAATAGTAGCACCAGTTTCACAGCAGGTTAAGTCAGCTTTACTTATGAATAAGGTTAAAGGTAATATTAAAATAAATATTATTGACTTACCAGGCTTTGGTCCTACTAAAAATGATACATGCGAAGATCTAGCAATACTTACAGGTGCTACACTGTTTAACGAAGAGCTAGGTGATGATCTAGATGCTATGACGCCTGAAGACTTAGGTGAAGCTGATTACTCTGAAACAGATGATAAAAACACTGTAATAACTATAGAGGCTGATACAGAGGCTATAGGTGAACGTATTGATCAAGTAAATAAACAAATTGCAGATGAGAAAAATAGTTTCATTAAGAAGAAACTGGAGCAGAGACTCTCTATGTTATCGGGTAGTGTTGGAATTATCCGTGTTGGGGCAAACTCTAAGGTTGAACTTAAAGAAAAAAAGGACAGGGTCGAAGACGCGATATATGCTACAAAAGCTGCGCTCAAAGAAGGTATAGTGCCAGGGGGTGGCGTAGCCCTCTTTAATGCTTCTCAAAAAATTTCGACCGACTCCGTCGGTGAAGAAGTGCTGGCCGATGCTATAATAGTACCTATGGCCACTATACTAGGCAATGCTGGTATTAGCACTAATGTAGATATGCGTGAAGAAGAAGGTTACGGTATAAACGTAGTGACAGGTGAAAGTGTTAACATGATAGAAGAAGGTATCATAGATCCAGTACTTGTAACTAAATCTGCTTTAAAAAATGCTGTAAGTGTAGTATCTACTATTATATCAGCTGATTGTGTAATATCAAACATCAGAGTAAATGAAAGCAGTTAATCATTACGTAGTAGTAGATCGTATAAAAGAAAAGCCTGTAACAAAGGGTGGGCTTATACTTGATGAAGTTAGAGATGAAGAGATCAGATACTTCAAAGGTAGAGTTATTTCTGTAGGTAATCTAGTAGAAGTAATTAAACAAGAGGATGTGGTATGGTACGATAGACATGCTGGCCATGTAATAGAATATGACGGTAAGTTTTATTTTGTTATAAAGTCAAGTGATATTGTATTAGTAGATTAAACATAAACTATAAACCAAAATCCTTAAACATAAAATCACAATCAATTAATTATTAATCATTAAAAAATTTAACAATGAAAAAATTTTTGTATTTTGCAGTTAGCGCTCCTGACGGAACAGCTTCAACTGAACAAGTAGCATGCTTTCCTGTTGATCAATTATCTCACTTTGAGATGGCATCAGCAACTGCAATGAGAGTTTACTTTCACTCTAACCAAGAGCAAGACTTGTCTGGCGTAGACAGTGCTCACGCTGTACTTACTATTAACACTGGTAAACACAAAGAAGCTATGGAAGCTTTAGCTGGGGCTTGTGATGCTGCTAGTGCTATTAACACTCCGTTTATCGTTGTAGCTGACAGTGAAAACTCTAAGTTTTTACACTCAAGCATTACAGCTTGTGCATCTATTGCAGTGGTTGACGCATCATAATAAATGCGATTAACATCTCACGATTTACGTGAATTACAAATCCTTAAGTACTACAGGCTCACAAGGAAGTGGGCCTGTAAGACTTACGGGTTGACAGACGCAGACTTAGAGCTCTTAATATATTTAGACTGTAAGAAGCGTTTTACAAGACAAGAGTTTATAGATGGTACTTATACCATGAGCTGGGATAAAACCCGGTGGGACAAACTAAGAAAGCTGGGCTGGATAGAGGTGTGGCGTCATCGAAATCGAACTACGATTAAGTACAGCGTTTTTAAAACTTCTTTTAAATGCAGCCAGCTAATAAGTAGAATATATAGGATCTTACTCGGAGAAGAAGACTTGCCAGTATCAGATCGAAGCGTGTTCTACAATAACAAGTCATATACAGATAAAGTTTATAATAAAGCTATTGACGATATGATAAAAGACCCAACAAGATAATGGCTTTTAAACTAGGTAGCAAAAGAGGTAATACTGATAACAAGTTAAACATTGGCGGTAAGTCAAATGTTATTGGCGGTGTTAAAGTAGAGTTTGCTGATTTAGACGAAGGTGTTATGGGTGAAGCTCATAAAGAAGGTCTCATATATATTAACAGTAATATAGAAAAAGACAGTGAGCAATACAACAGAGTGTTACAGCATGAAATGAAACATATTGTACACATGAAGCTTGGAAGAGTAGACTACGATGATGATTGGGTTTATTGGGACGGGCAATACTATCCTAGAAAAGATGGATATGTAGAATATAAAGGTGAAATGTACCCTGAAGGAGATATTAATCTTCCTTGGGAATTTAAAGATTAAAATATGGCTTTTAAATTAAAAGGAATACTAAATAAAAATGTAGCTCCAGCATTAAAGAAAAATAATGCAGATATAAAGAAAATGCAGAAGCTTGACGATGAGATAGCTAAAGCAAGAAAGCTTGGAAAAAAAGGTGTAGTTCAAGTTTTAGTAGACAAGAAAAGTAAACTTGAAGATATTATAATGGGTACTACTAAACCACCCGCTGATAGACCTGATCCAACTTTTGAAGGCACTGATGAGTTTAGAAAGAAAAAAGATATTCCAAAGTCAGAGCTTAAAAGCAAAGGAGTATTAAGAAAAAATAATAATGACAGACAACCACCTCGTCAAAAAGGAGAAAATCCAGATCTAGAGGTTTATGAAGGAGAAAGTTTAGTAGAGCGAATTAACGATCTTGAAGATCGAATAGAGTTTTTGCAGTCTGACATAAGTGAAGAGGCTGGACCAACAGAAAAGAAAGCTACTATGACTCAAAACTTAAAACTTCTTAAAGCTAAATTAAAAGATCTTAAATCAAGAAGAAAATGATAAACAACTTAGTAGGAGGTTTATTCGGTAAAATAGTAGATAATGCAGAGGGCATACTTGACAAAGTTATTACTACAGACAAAGAACGCGATGAAGCTAAGCTTGCTCTTAAAAAGCTACTTCTTGATGCAGAGCGCGAAGCGTTTGCAAAAGAAGTTGAAGATCGCAAGTCTGCAAGAGAGATGTATAAAGATGATGCTATTATTCAAAAGGTATTAGCAACTTTATTTACTGTGGCTTATTTTGGTATTACATTTGTAATGTTTAATTATTTTGTTACAAAGTCAATAAACTTAGGTGAATTTGAAATAAGCTTCATATCAACTATTTTTGGTGCTATGAGTGCTAAAGTAAATACAATAATAGACTTCTTCTTCGGTGGAAGTTCAAAGAAAAACGAACAAATAAAAGAAAAATAAAATGGCAAATAATTCAATAGGATCATCATACGATTTTGGCCAGTTAGGTAGCGCGCACACTGATGCGGCCTCACAACTTAGACCACCTAAAGGTATGGTTATAGTAGCTATACAGTTTTTAGCAGATAATGTTTTAACTGAGCTAACAGCTGAAGTAGCAGGTGGAAGAGGTAAGATGCAGTACTTTGGTACGGCTGTTGCTGCTCATAGTAACACTTCGTTAACAGCTACAGCTGCAACGTCTGGTTCTAGCACTACTCTAACATTAAGTGCTGCTAATCCAGATATACAAAAAGGTATGATTATAGAGTCTCAAGGAGATACTGATATACCTTATAGCGCTGCAACACCTACAACAGTAGTTGATTACGACGGAAACGTTACAGTTACAATGTCTGCCGCTCACAATGTAAGTTCTCAAACAGTAGGATTTTTTACTGAAAGAGGATCTGGTTTTGGTGGTATAGCAGTTTCTAGTGCTAAGTTTCCAGGTGGTATGACTATATATGGAAGATGGACAAGTGTTACTCCAGCTGCTGATGCTGATGGTGGTATAATCTGTTACTTTGGTCACTAATGGGATTAAGCTTATCTTCATCTAAAAAAAACGTAGACTTTGATAGATATGAGTGGAGAGCTACTCACGCTTGTCAAACTAACGGTCATACTTTTGATGGCGTGTATTCAGATCATGCAAGCGCTAATGGTTACAACTTTGACAAAGGATTACAATTAGCCGCTGATGGAAATCTTCAAGCATTAGGTAACGAACCGGAGGGTAAAACAATTCAAGATTTACTAACTACAGACGGTAGCGACTTTGGCGACAAGATAGGTTTTTCGTTTTGGGTTAAACCTACATGGAGTCACACAGGTACTAAGTCAAATGGTAATTGGTCAAACGGTTCAGCACAATTACCTTTATTTCAGTTTAACGCGCCTGGCGCTGCAGATGGTACAGGTGGACAAGAAAGAGCTATTTTTTGTTACATAAACCTTAGAAGTGGTACTAGTTTTAGAAATAGATTTACAGTTTGGTGTGATGATGGCGATGATAGAGCAGGTAACCAAAGAGCTATGCATGACGTTGATAGCATAACAGGTACAGGAGATGCCGGTAGTGGCGAGTTGTCAGATCTTTGGGACGAAGCAAATCCTGGTAACACTAACAGTGAAGGTTATGTTCATTTAGTTGTTACTAGAGCAGAACAAATAGCTGGTGCTGCTTGGGATGTTTATTGGAACGCACAATCAATAAATATGAATATAGATATTGGTCAAGGAGATGATGCGCCTGAAGTAGTAGCTGACGCTGTTAACTTTCTTGGTATAGGAACTTATAGACTTAGAACATCAAACTATCAGAGTGGTACAGCAGATTATAATATTGGATTAGTGTCTATGCGTGTAAGAGATTTTGCTGTGTTCCCTTTTGAATTAAGCTCTGCACAAGTAACATCGCTATACAACAGCGGTAACTTTAGTGACGTTAGATCAACAATGGCGCAAGATAAACAACCAATATTATATTATCCATTAAATCATAATACAGCTGATTACATGAGAAACAGCGCAGACTTATCAGGCAATGTTAGCTTTGTAGGTCTTTAAAATTAAACAATTAACTAATTAAATTAAATAAAATGGCAAAAAGAAAAACACCTAAGGTGAAAGACCTTAGACCTGAAAAAATTACAGATGTGCAACTTACTAACATGAGAGAAGTTGTAACAGCTATCAACAAAGCTCAAATGGATCTTGGTGTAATAGAAGTTCGTAAACACGAAATACTACACGCTGTAACTCAAATGCAGATAAAGATAACAGAGCTCCAAAACGAATTTAAAGAACAATACGGTACAGACGATATTAATATTGCTGACGGTACAATTAAATACAATGATGATAACAACGAAGCTAATAAGAAAAATAACGATAGGGAAGGATTATAAAATAGATGCTATGCATTACTCCGTAGGCCAAGAGGTCTATGGAGGGCATACTATTTGTGATATTCTTGAAGAAGACGATAAGTATTCTATATACATAAGAAAAGACAAAAATGTTTTACCTTGGAAAGACTTCAATAAGAATATGGCTATATCTGTAGAATATAATCTTGAGTACTAATGCAAAGTCCATATTGTTTTGTCATAGAGCCTATTGGTGAAAGATACAATAACTCTACTTCTGTAGGTGATAAATCATTAATACTTAATACAGAAATATATAACCACGAGTATGTTAATCGTAAAGCTCGTGTTATATCTTGTCCTATAGTAGGTGATTACAAAGTTTCACCCGGTGATAACGTTATAGTACATCACAATGTTTTTAGAAGATGGCATAACGTTAAAGGTGAAGAAAAAAATAGTAGATCTTATTTTAAAGACAATAAGTATATAGTATCTCCAGATCAAATATTTTTATATAATAACAATGCAATGCCTGGATATTCTTTTGTTCAACCTTTAATTAGTAAAAATAATTTAAGCGAAGATAAAGAAGATTCTTGTAAAGGTGTGATAGTATATAGTGATGACACTTATAATAAAGGTGATATAGTAGGTTATACTCCATTTTCAAAATACGAGTTTATAATCAACGGTCAAAGACTTTATAGGGTCATGAATAAATTTATTACAATTAAATATGAGTGCAAAGGAAACGAAGAAGCGTATAATCCAAGCTGGGCATAGAGCAGTCGAGGAATTAATAAATGTAGCTAAAGAAAAAATCATTACTAATACAGATGATGATGTTTCTGCTGATAGACTGAAGAATGCTGCGGCTACTAAAAAGCTAGCTATATTTGATGCATTTGAAATACTCAACCGCATACAAGAAGAGGAAAATATTCTGGAAGGAAAGACACAAGAAGAAAAAAAAGAACGAGTATTTAAAGGCTTCGCGGAAGGCAGATCGAAATGAGTTACGAACAAACGTTATATAAAATTGTTGAACCGATTAAGAAGACTACCATAAGTCGTCTTAATAAATCTAAAAAATGGAAATATGGATATAATAAAGAACATGATATCGTGGTTATCTCTAAAACTGGACGCATTGGACAAGTATTGGAGATTCAAGGTTTGCGAATTGGGTTGCCATCTAAACCGCAAACAGTGCACATGCACAACGACAGGTGGCAAAAAATAGAGTACCCAAAAGAACTAAGCAAGCTTAAAAGTATATTTGACTGGAGAGCTTATCCTGAAGAAGCAAAAGAACAGTGGTACGACTACATAGACGAAGAGTTTAAACGTAGAGACGAAGGCTACTGGTTTGTAAATAATGGAGAACCTACTTATATAACAGGTGCTCATTACATGTATTTACAGTGGAGCAAAATAGATGTTGGGGCTCCAGACTTCAGAGAAGCTAATAGAATATTTTTTATATTTTGGGAGGCTTGTAAAGCTGACGATCGCTGCTATGGTATGTGTTATTTAAAAAACAGACGTAGCGGCTTTTCGTTTATGAGCTCTGCTGAAACAGTTAACTTAGCTACAATATCGAGTGATGCTAGATATGGAATACTATCAAAAAGTGGAGCTGATGCAAAGAAAATGTTTACTGATAAGGTTGTACCAATATCTATTAACTATCCTTTCTTTTTCAAGCCGATTCAAGATGGTATGGACAGACCTAAGAGTGAGCTTGCTTATAGGGTTCCTGCAAGTAAGTTTACGCGTAGAAAAATTACTGCGAACGAAAAGCAGGAAGAGCTGGTTGGACTTGACACTACTATTGATTGGAAAAACACAGGTGACAATAGTTATGATGGAGAAAAGCTTAATCTGTTAGTACACGATGAAAGTGGTAAGTGGGAAAGACCTGATAATATTCTAAACAACTGGCGAGTAACTAAAACTTGTTTAAGGCTAGGTGCTCGTGTAGTTGGTAAATGTATGATGGGTTCTACAAGTAACTCGTTAGATAAAGGTGGTGATAACTTTAAAAAGTTGTATAACGACAGCGATGTCACAAAAAGAAATAGAAATGGTCAAACACGCTCTGGTTTATATTCTTTGTTTATCCCAATGGAGTGGAACTATGAAGGCTTTATTGACGAGTATGGACGACCCGTATTTGATACTCCAACACGAGAGTGTTTTGGACCTCATGGAGAACTAATTGATATAGGAGTTATATCACATTGGGAAAATGAAGTTGAAGGTTTAAAAGGAGATCAAGATGCTTTAAACGAATTTTATCGACAGTTTCCAAGAACTGAAGAGCATGCGTTTAGAGATGAAACAAAAAATAGCTTATTTAATCTTGTTAAGATATATGAGCAAATAGATTATAACGAAGGCCTAGGTAGCTCTGCTGTACTAAACACAGGAAACTTTCAATGGGCCAACGGTGTTAAAGATACAATTGTAACTTTTAATCCAGATCCTAACGGTAGATTTAAACTTAGTTGGGTTCCAGATTTTAATTTACAAAATAATGTAATAATAAAAAATGGAGTTAAATATCCTGGAAACGAACACATGGGTGCTTTTGGCTGCGATAGTTATGATATCAGCGGTACTGTTGATGGTAGAGGATCCAACGGATCTCTTCATGGATTAACTAAATTTAGTATGGAGTCAGCTCCTGCTAATACATTTTTTTTAGAATATATAGCTAGACCACAAACCGCTGAAATATTTTTTGAAGATGTGCTAATGGCTTTAGTATTTTACGGTATGCCTTTGTTAGCAGAGAACAATAAACCAAGATTATTATATCACTTAAAGCGTAGAGGCTACAGAGGTTTTAGTATGAACAGACCTGATAAAGTTTGGAATAAATTATCTACAGCAGAAAGAGAAGTTGGAGGTATACCAAACTCTAGTGAAGATATTAAGCAAGCTCATGCGGCTGCTATTGAAATGTATATTAACGACCATGTAGGTTTAATGGAAGACGGTACTTATGGTACTATGTATTTTACAGAAACATTAAATGATTGGGCTAAGTTTGATATGAATAAACGTACAAAGTTTGATGCGGCTATTAGCTCTGGCTTAGCTGTTATGGCTTGCAATAGACATTTATATAGACCAGTTAAAGAAAGAGTAAAAAAACCAGTCAACTTTTCGTTTGCTAAGTATAGTAACGATGGTGTAACCTCTAAAATAATTAAAAATTAAATATGGCTTACAGAAATACAAATAATTTTCCAAGTCAGGTAGTACCTGATATAGAAAAAATAAGCTACGATTACGGTTTAAAAGTTGCGCAAGCTATCGAAAGCGAGTGGTTTGACAGAAACGAAGATGGCAACATTAGAGGTAACGGCAGGTTTTATAGTAATAAAAACAATTTTCATAATTTAAGACTGTATGCTAGAGGCGAACAGTCTGTTCAAAAATACAAAAACGAATTATCTATAAACGGTGATTTAAGTTTTTTAAACTTAGACTGGAAACCTGTTCCAATTATTCCTAAGTTTGTAGATATTGTAGTCAACGGTATGTCTGACAGAAACTACGATATAAACGTGTATTCTCAAGACCCATACGGTGTAGCAAAAAGAACTGAGTATATGGAAAGTATACTTAGAGATATGGAGATGAAAGAGTTCGATGCTATAGCTAAGTCTCAATTAAATATGGATTTAGCTGAAAACGATCCTGAAACTTTACCGGAAACTGAACAAGAGCTAGAGCTTCACATGCAGTTAACTTATAAGCAAGCTACTGAACTAGCAGAAGAACAAGCTATAAATGTATTACTAGAAGGTAACAATTACGATTTAATTAGAAAAAGATTGTATTATGATTTAACTGTTTTAGGTATGGCTGCAGTTAAAACAAACTTTAATACATCTGAAGGTGTTACTGTAGATTATGTAGATCCAGATAGAATAGTTCACTCGTATAGTGAGTCTCCATATTTTGAAGACATATACTATGTAGGTGAAGTAAAAACCGTACCAATAAACGAGTTAGTAAAAGAGTTTCCACATCTAACTCAAGATGATCTTGAAAAAATACAGCAATACAATAACAGTAGAACTTACGAATATAATAAAGGTAGAAGAGATCAAGATATAAATCAAGTTGAAGTATTGTATTTCAACTGGAAAACTTATATGAATGAAGTGTATAAGTTAAAAGATACAGCAAGCGGTGGACAAAAAGCAATAGAAAAAGATGATACATTTAATCCACCTACAGATATGCAAGGTGGTTTTGCTAAAATATCTAGACAAATAGAGGTTTTATACGAAGGTGCTATGATAATAGGATCTGATAAACTTTTAAAATGGCAAATGGCTGAAAATATGATTAGGCCAAAAAGTGATATGACTAAAGTTAAAATGAACTATAGTCTTGTAGCGCCACGCATGTATCAAGGTAGAATAGAAAGTTTAGTAGGTCGTATCACTGGTTTTGCTGATATGATACAGCTTACACACTTAAAGCTACAGCAAGTTATGGCGCGTATGGTACCTGATGGTGTTTATCTTGACGCTGATGGTTTAGCTGAAATAGACTTAGGTAATGGCACAAACTATAATCCACAAGAAGCTTTAAATATGTTCTTCCAAACAGGTTCTGTTATTGGTAGATCATTTACTTCAGACGGTGATCCAAACC